GGGATCCACTTGTTGTCCACCCCGGACGCCTTGACCACCTGGCCGATCAGATAGCAGATCACCGTGATGGCCGCCACGCTCGCAATTCCAAAGTCCATACGCTCACCTCCTTTCACAAATCACAGAAAATCGTGCTTTTGTAGCCGCTCGTCGTACACCCTGCCAATATTGGCAATGGCGTGGGTAGCCCGGCTGTTGGGATAATTCGGGTTCCTCTTGCAAAATTTTTCGTAGCCATCGATCTCGGCTAGGATCTCGATGAACTCCTCTCTGGTATGCGGGATATTCCGAATCAATTCGTTATTGAACTGCAAGATCCTGGCCCGGTGCATATCCGCCGCCCGCTCATCATCGGTCTTGATGTGGTTGTCCAGCTTGATCCGGGTCCGCTCCAGCTCGGCCAGCACCTCTGCGTTGATGGCCCGCCCGATGGCCTTGGCAATGGCGGACCAGGGGTTGATTTTGACGGGGGCGACCTGGATGACCGTCAGCGCCAGGACCAGCAGCCCGCCCCCGCCTGTCAATAGTTCCTGGATGCTCAATGTCTGCCTCCTCTGCCTAGCCCGCGGCGGGGGCCTGTGCCTCCCGGCGCAGCTGCTCTCGCTCCTCCTGGGTCAGCCGCCCAGCCTGGACCAGCGCGTCAATGCGGGCATCGTCCCACAGCCGGGGGTAGTATTTCCGGGCCAGCTCGTACACGCTCATAGCTCCACCCCCGTCATGGCAGCCAAAAAGTCCACGTCCGCCCGCAGCCGTTCCGCCTCTGTGGGTTCCGGCTCCGGCTGAGGCGGGAGGGAGGATTTCCACGCCTCCCATGCCTCGGTGTTGGGCGTCACCGTCACGGTGCTGCCCTCCATCTCCGGGTCCGGCTCCATGGTGATGGCCACAAAGCCGTTGTGCTGTACCAGCATATCCGATTGCTCATCTGTCAGCGGACTCGCACCGTCAAAGGGCGTGGACTGCGGAGGACTGTATGCTCCTGAGTCGTTTGGGACAGGGTCGATATACCACATTCTGTTCTCCTCCTTTATCCGATTGCGATATAAGAATATGTGACTGACTGTGCGTTGAACTGGATATTGGGACTATCTCTAAAATTGTAGTCACCAACACTTGCAGTTGCGTACCAAGACACAGTACCGTTTGTGTCAAAAGTCACTGACCCAGCAAGGCCGTTTTTACCCAAACTATTCCAGCCGCTAATACCTGCGCAGAAGTACTTGGATACCTCTGAGGTTAAAACGCCGAAATAACCGTTACCAGTAATCAGCACCATAGAAGGCTTGAACCCGAATTCCAGTGAGTTTTTGTTTGAGGATCCGCTAGTTCCAGTTCCAACATATTCCCCTGCTACAATTTTTGCGGCCGTTTTTACGAGGTTTTCAAATGGAATGCCGTAATACTTGTAATGGGTTTTCCCAATGGCTCCGTTGTCCGGATATGCATTTCTGTCCGCAGAATGCACCGTCCCTTCGCCATTCAGGGTAGCCGGATGTCCAGCAACTTCCTGCTCAGGGAGGTATGTACCTATCGTACTGGACCCTGACCGCTTTTCATCGTAAGCATCAGCACTCTTGTAATAGATTGCGCGCTCGTTAGGAAAACGATCAGACATCATAAAACTTCCAGTCGGAACTTTGTTGATTTCGTCTGCATCGCCACTGCCAAATTCGCACTGTATGGTTGCGGAAATCGGATTTTTGAGTGAGACCACTCCGGAATCGTCCACGGATACTGAATTTGCATATTGGATTGTAAATGTATCAAAGACCTCGCTACCCGATATTCTGTGATCTTTCCTTTCACCCAACGTGTAGTAAGGTGGAATATATCCGCTGGTTTTCCACCAATGAAGGTTATACTTTCCTAGAAACGCAAAAACGTCATTGGGGACAGCCGCCTCCGAAAGCCCATACATTTTAGCAATGGGGTCTTGGAGAAGATTTGCTTTGTTTAACGGTGTCCCTTCTTGAGTTGGTTCGTCCACACGAACCATTTCATAGGTGTTCTCTTGCCCCAATACAGGGGTCAATTTCACCCGTCCTGGATAAGTTGGAACTCTGTCTTGCATACTCAGACCTCCCCACAATTTACTTCTCCACTGTAAAACCAGGCAGAAGGCATATTTTGCAGCAGCTTATCAATATCCACCAGAATCTTCTCGATATTATTGGCTTTAATATGGTCCAACAGTTCCATACTATCCGGCTTATCCGGCGTGGTGGGCAGGACTGCGATCACGCGCCTCAGGGCCTCCACATTGGCAATATACTGAGCCATTTGCTCCGCAGTGGGGTAATAATCCTCTGTCCACTCATACGGATCTACCTCCGGCCGGCTCACCTCTGCCCCTGCCGCAAACGCCCCGGATCCAGCGTTTTTATAAAACCGTGCCTCCACTGTGTCATATAAGCCGATCGCGCCAGCCGGATCTTTACACGGGACCAGATTGCGCACCAGGTGTGCTTGCTCATAGATCTTACAGGCATACAGCGTCATACTTGTGTGCTCCTGAGCGGCAGAGGAGCGGTCATTGCAAAAGAGATACAATGGATATGTCAGCTCAAATACAGCCTCGCCAAGAGTCAGAGCCTTGGCTCCATCCAGGGAGATTACGTTTCGGTTAAAATCCACTGTATGCGCCCCACCATCGTTGAGCCCGGTAAAGCTCCCGTTTCTTGTTCCGTAGTGGGCAAAGTTGACACCCAAGGCAAATCCGTTTGCGGTCCACCCTACATCTGATCCAAACACAGTCTTGCTTCCGGATTGACTTGTGGACATCCGCAGCTCCACCCGTGTATTGCTGGTTGGGTTGACCCCGGTGTTGATGTATTGGATGCCGGAGCTTGTGATGGACTCCAGCTCCGTATATCCCTCCGGGATCCTCACGGCCTCTTGTCCAACAGCTTTTATCCTCTGATAGCCCGCTGTACTGTATCCGAGGACCGAAAACTGATTGGCCAGCGCATCCATAGCCTGTGTAACACGGTTGAGGTCTGCGGCCTGATAGGTTCCCTTGTCGTTCCGTGCCTCCACATCCGCCTGGGTCCGATCTGTCACCAGAGAACTAAAATCAAAACTCATGCGCCCTCCTTGTCCCAATAGATCACGACGCAGCCGGATACTCCGGCCTGCCCCGCAGTGCCCTCTCCAGGATAGTTGTCGATCTCCCAGTGTGAGCCGACCGGATTCCCGTCGGAGTCATAGCTCGGCTCTCTATGGCGGTTGCCCTTGATCCCACCCAGGCCCTTCGCACCACCATCTCCAGAGCCAGGGACAGGCTTTTGGACCCCGGTCCGCGCAAAACTATCGCCGCTTGCAATATCCGTATAGCCAAAGGGGAAACGGCTGCCATTTGCGCTGCTGTATTGCCCAAAAACAGAGTTGTCCCCGATCTGGACACTGAACGACTGCTGCGGATTGATGGATACCGTCCCGGCCCAGACAAGCCCTCCGATGCCATCCACTCCATCCGCTCCGGCCTCATCCCATGTGCCGTCCGTTCCGGCTGTCCCATCCTCACCTTTGCCCACAAGTATGAGCCGCAGCGCAGTGACGCCCGCCGGGGCTGTCCAGGATCCGCTCTTGGTGATCACTGCCCGCGCCTGGAAGAGGAAGGACCCGTCCGCCTGGAGCAGCCGGCTCTGGCAGCCCTGGAGCGCCCCGTCCTGGATCTTGAATGTCTGCATCATCCGGCGGGCGGTGGTGGCCTGACTCTCATCCAGCCAGATGGTGTCCACGTCCCCGATCTCCCCGGATGGGTCGCCCCGGCCCGTGGTCTCGATGACGTTGCCGCCGTAGCAGCTGAGAATCAGCCGCGCCGCGGTCAGGGCCTGGTCAGTCGTGTGGAGGAACGGGTTACTGATAGTCACAGTTTCCTCGCTGCTGGTGGCGTTGCCGGAAACTACATACTCTGTGTTGCTTTCATCCGCCAGTTTGAAAATCAGGGCCGCAATGGATTTATTGGCCCGCATCACGGGATAGCCCGTCAAATTGTCCAGCAAGAGCTTGCCACCCTGGCTCCAGAGGGGCTCCACTGTCAGGTCTCCCGTACCCGCTGCCGCCCGTGGCCAGGTCCCGGTCGCCATACACGCCCAGCGAAGAATATCGCCGCAGGACTTATCTGTTACCTCTGCCACACTGTTCGCCGTGACCGGAAGTTCCGTATATGCTGGGTCAACATGGTATCGGCCGACAAAGTTGTGGCCCAGCTGTGCCGTGATGGCCCCCACCCAGCCGCCCAGCGTGGTGGGCAGCTTGTCCGGAACAAGGAAGGTCCGTCCGGTCAGCAGTCCCACGATGTCCACCAGGGACCAGCGAATGGTCAGCCCATTGTCCCCCGTTTTCCACCCATCGGCCGCCTGATAAAACCGACCGATCTTGCACCGCTCTACCGAGCCGTCCGCCAGACGTACGCCAATCAGCGCATCGATTCCCTGTCGCTCCTCCAGCGAGAGGAACAGTCCACCTTTGTTCCGGGGCTCGAACCGCCGGTCGTGGTTGTCAATAGACAGCTCCAGCGTCCCGTATGGCAGGGATAGGCAGCTGAAATCCCCCTGTTGGGCACAGGAGAAGGCCGCCAGGATGTGAGCGTCCCACTGCTCATACAGACCCGGCAGGATCTCAGCCACCCGCATCCGGCGGCCCGGAAGGCTCCACTTGCTCACCGTCACACGGATGGCATCCGGGTTGTTGACGGTGAAGCCACTCAGGCTGACAGACCTGGCCCGGTTTCCAGCAAACTCCTTTGTGTAGTAGGCTGTACCCCCCTGCCTGATCTCCACAGCGAAGGTGTCCGGCACCCCGTCCCAATCGTCGCCCGGAAAGTATACCGAGCACGCCTGAAGGATGGAGGCGTTGGAAAACCGCTCCTCCACCCACACAGCTGGGGAAAAGCTCCCATCCTCTCCGGAGAGCACATCACCCACAAATCCAACCTGATCCGCCGTCCCATCTGACGGGATCAGACGGAACTTACCGTTGAGGACCCACCTGTGTGGCTCCAGAGTGGCGTATGGCGTCAGATCCATGACTCGGTCATACAGCTGGGCAGACTGCGAAAAATTCGCCGCGCCGCTGCTCTCCGCGCCGGAAAAGGTCATGTCCGGGTCGCTGATGTCCACCACCGCCTGGATTTCGATCCTCCTGGGGCTGCCTACGATTGCCGCCCGGTACGCCGCACTCTTATCCAGCATGGGGGACCTCCTCCCGGATGGTAAACGACAGATTGTGCCACAGCCCAACCCCGCCTGTGGAAAAGGCGTAGGTCGGGTTGGTGATGGAGTCGCAGATAAAGGTGCTACTGACCGGCTCGTCACGGGCGTCCGGCAGGACTACCGCCGGGAAGGGTGCTCCGCTTCGGAGCACCGCCAGTACCTGGCGCAGTGTGTCGTTGCCCATATAGTCAAATGTATAACTGGCTCTCCAGATCCGTGAGGCAGGCTCCAGCGCCTCCAGCACCACTCGGCCAGTCACCATAGTCACCTGGCGGGTCAGGACCTCCTCCCAACAGGAGAACTTGTCCCCGCTGGCCTCCGGCAGGCGGACCCCGTTCAAAATCAACTGATTCATATATCGTCCTGCACCTCCGGCCTCTCCCTGTCCACCGCACGGAAATCGTCGATGGTCTCCCGATAAAACTCTTTCCCATTGACATTCATTTGAAGGATGATCTTATAGGTCCCACCGCTGGGGCCTCCGATCGTGCCCAGCGCGTTGACCGCAGAGGCGGTCACCTGCCGTAGCTCTCCCGCTGTCACAGCGGTCGGGGCCGGCGCGGAGGCAGAGGCCAGCTGCCGCATGGCTGCGGCCTGATCCGCTGTCAGCACAGCTTCTCCCTTGTGCAGCTGGGCGATGTACCCGTCCCAGGGAACATAACTCAGACCGTCCGCATGGGAGCCGTCAATCCCCCAAAAATTGTCCCAGCCCTGCTCCAGCTTTGGCCGGGTCCGGTCCCACCAACTATTAAGGTCTTTGATCCCCTGGACCACTCCGTCAATGGCACCGGACAAAAAGTTAAAGCCCGCCGCCCCCAGGTCTCGCAGACCGTCCCGTATGGGGGATAGCTTTTCACCCAGTGTCGCTTGAGCCTCTTCAAAACGGAGTTGGCTCTCGTTGGCTGCAACGATGTCCCCGTTTGTATCGATCCATGCTTGTCCCGCCTCTGCCAGGCCCTGCCGGGTCAGCTCCTGAAGTACGATATTGGCTCGCTCTGTGGCCGTCTTGGCCTCCGCCAGCTTGGCATTAAAATCGTCCTCACTGGCACCTGCCCAGTTGAGCACATCCGCAAATACGCCCGTCACCTGGCCCGCCTGGATGGTCTCGTTGATCGCCTCGGCCAGCCCGTCGATGGGGATGGAGTCTCCGTACCTGGCCCAGGCCCCGATGGAGGCGTCGGTAATGGCCATCAGCTCCTCCTGGCTCACACCGATGGCCTGAAGATTGGCGGTAGTCGTAGCTGCCGCCTGGGTATCCCCCAGCACGGTGTACAGCCGCTCATAGGTCTGCGCCGTCTCCTCCGCACTGTATCCGGCCTGCTGGGAGGAGACCTCCAGAGTCCCCATGATCTTCCGGTACTCCGCCGAGGCATCCACCACCTCAGTGATGGCCCCGGTCACCGCCTGTACGCCGGCGGTAACTGCGCCCACCGCCGCACCTCCCATTAGCATTCCTTTCAGGTCACCCAGTTTCCCCACCACATTGTCCAACCCCTGGAACGGGGATACAAAGTCCGCGTCATCGCTCTCCTGGGCTGCCTGCTTGACCTCGCGACCGTACTCGTCGATGGAGGAGGCCGCCTTGTCTGCGCTTCGCTTGGCTTCGTCCAAATACCGCTCGTTTTTTTGCAGTTCGCCGTTTAGGTTGAGCAGCGCGGTCTTTGCATAGTTCAGCTGGCGCTTATACTCGTCTGTCCGCTTATCGGCGTCCCCGTAGGTCTCAGACGCCTCCCTGACCGCCTTCTCCAGCGCCTTTACCTTTTCCGCCTGCTGGTCATACTGCTGGCGGAGGACCCGGTTCTTTGCGCTCAGAGCATCCACAGTGTTGGCCTGCCCGGAAAACTCCGCTGTCACCAGGGACATTTCTGATTTCAGGTTCTTCAGCTCAGAGTTGACCAATCCCATCTGCCGCTTAAATTCCTGTTCTCCCTCCAGCTTGATTGCAGTGGAGATCGTTCGTACCGCCACAGGTCAGTCCTCCTTCCGTTTCAGCCCGCGCCGCTTGATCTCCAGGTTGACCAGATCTGCCGTTTCTCCCGGCGTCAGGATTAGCACCGCCCGGGGCGGCAGGCGAAGAAACTGCGTAACCGTCTGAAAATACTGGACACGGTCTGTCTCAATGCCGTTTTTTTTTGCAGCTCCTGGAGGCCCAGATCGGTGTACTCCTCCGCCTCTCCGTGGCGCATCCCAAAGCCCTGCCGCACCGTCTGTGTAATGGCCAGCCGTGCGCGTGGGATCTCCATGGGGGCCATGAGGGCCATCAGGCGGCCAGCCTGAGGCGGCTTCTCCCGGTCATACCCCAGATACCTCCTGGCCAGCTCTCCCTGCTCCGCCAGCTTTGCCAGGATCCAGCAGGTAGCCTCCAGGTCCTTCCGCCCGCTGCCGGCGATCAGTTCCAGGATCTCGGCGTCGGATCCATAGCGGTCAAAAATATCAAAGAGCGCCGCACCGTTGAGCAGCAGGTGCAGCGTCTGTCCATTCCATATAAAATCAACTGTATTCATGGGCTTCCTTTCTGTTGGGGGCGGGTCTCCCCGCCCCCTCGTCCGTCAGGGGGACGCCTTTGCGATCTTCTTGTCCACCCAGTCCTTAGCCGCTTTCTCTGTGGGGAAGTCATCAGACTCCACCTTCCACTTCCCGTTCGCTGGTGCGGCCGCTGTGAAATTCAGCGCGCCGCCCGTCAGGGTAATGGAGTCGCCCTTGGTTGCATACTCCGTGCCCTGCATGGCCGCCTTAGCCTTGGGATAGTAGATCCCGTGGTACGATTTGACTCCTTTGACCATCTTGTTGATGTAGAAGCCAAGACCGCCATAGGGGGCGTTGTCCTCCGTGGAAAAGACCAGATCCTTCCCGCCCTCGGATTCGATCTTGGCCCCCAGCACCGCGCTAGCCACACTGTTGGCCAGCTCCGTCACCTCCACCGCTACGCCACACTCCTTAAACTCGTTGACGTGCTCCTCCAGAGCATTGTCTCCAAAGGCTTTCGCTTCGTTGAAGCTGGGGGAGTCGGTCACCTTGACCAGCGACCCCAGAGAAATGGGATCCCCGTACTTGGGGAACGCAGCGGCATCCGCGTCCGGCTCGGTCTCCGCAAACGGGGCCCATCTCAGATATTTCGCACCATACTTTGCCATGTTAGCCTCCTTACAGATTCAATGATTTCAGCCAGCGGTCATAGACAGCAAGCTCTGCCTGCTCCACCTCCGGGGCAGCTACCTGGTTGGCCTTGTTCATCCAATCCCGGGCCAGATATTTTCGTCTGGGCGCACCATACGCCTGGACGAACCCGACCTCGGCGTTGGTCACCACCTTGGCGCTCCCCCCCTTGGTATAGGTCCTCCCGTGCTTAGAGCGCTTATATTGCCGGGTCACCCCACGGCTCTGATAGATGTGGTGGCGGCCGGTGGGATACACCAGCACATACCGCTGATAATCATTTCTGGCGCTTCCGGCCTTTTTATGGGCCTCGATGCTTCCGGCCAGCTTCCCGCTGTGGACCAGGCCCTGAGCCCGGATCTGCGCCTTGTGGTGGCGGAGCACCACCTGTCCGGCGGCGTCAAGCATCTCCTCCACCACGTTGTCAGGGATGGCGGCAAATTCCTCCAGGGAGAGGTCCAGACCCTCGATTCCCGTGGCATTAAACGTCGCCATCCATGTACTCCGTCTCAAATACCAGCTCCGCCCAGTGGTCATCCCCCGCCGAACTGACCGTGGGATAGGACAGGCCCGCAGCGACCAGCGCCCGCTTGATCTGCTTTTTCTTGGCCTTGACCTCGGGCGTGGCGGTAATCCCCGGCCGCCAGGGGAAGATCCAGTGCAGCTGCACACGGTATCGGATGGAGTCCGGCTCATCATCCCCATAGTACACGGGCTCCTCCGTGTAGGTATAGACGCAGAACTCCTCCGCCTTTCCGCCGTATACATCGATCACACACACTGGGACCAGAGGCTTGATTGCCTCCTTGATGATCTCATCCAGGGACATAGGTATCCCTCCTTACAAAAAACTGTTCACCTCAGATACGCCGGGCCGGAGCCGGTAAACCGTCAATTCCGCTCTTCCGTCCTCCGTCTGATAGGCCCGCAGCACCCGATATGGATTGCCCCCATACTCCACCTGCTGCTCGCCGTGGTAATCGGTGTGCCAGTCCGGCAGCACAATCATCAACTCCGGCTTGAGGCCCACGGTCATTGCCTGATAGGTCTCATTTCCCCGGACCGATGCAATGGAGGCATAGCTGCGGCTGCGCGCCTCCTCGCCTGTTGCTTCATCCACCGTAATCAGGACCACGATTTCGTCAAAGGTATACTCACGCATCTCTGGCCCTCATTTTCTCGTGTGCCAGCCGGTCATTGAGGTCCAGCCGGAGAAATTCCGGCAGCTGCGCCCCAGCCTGGAGTGTCCGGCGCTTATACATCCATGCGGCATACTCCACCTGGAGCTGCACATCCCCCGGCGTGTCCTCCAGCGTGATCCCACGCTGGGCGATCCTGGAGGCCGCAGCCTCCAGGATCTGCTCCAGCATGGCCACACGCTCGGCCGGCGGATTGAGCATATTCAGGTTTGCCTTGAGCAGGGTCAGCTTGTTCAGCTCCGCCATGGCCGCTGCCTCCTCTCGATCAGGGTGCGCTGGCCACGACCACAGAGCCGGCCTTGACCACCTTTCCGGCCGCATCCAGTTCCACGACCGTAGCATAGGAGCCGGTGGCCGCCGTCAGGTCCGTCCCGGATTTGTAGGCCGCCCAGGTGCTCCCAGGTGTCTGGCCGGGCTTTACCAAGGTGGGCTGGGCGCCGGTCTTGACCTTCAGCACAGAGCCAGACGCCGCGCCGGTCACTGTCAACTTGGTCTTGCCCTTACCGGAGCCGGCAGCAGAGACAACGGTCAGAGTTCCCAGCTCGCTGTTGGCATAGTCAGGGGCAAAATCGTGGTCCGTGATCACTGCCTGATTGTCGTAGCTCACCGCCACAAATGCTTCGCCTACGGCGGGTTTACCGTCCATGCGCTGGGTCGCGGTAAACAGAGTCTGGTCCTGGATCATCAGCGGGATGTCGCTGCTCCGAATGTTCGCTCCGGCCCGCTCCACCAGGGAGTAGACATCCAAATAGCCACCGGAGATCTGATAATCAGGCAGGCCTGGGAGCTCCACGATGAGGCCGCCGATCACAGGCATGGTGTTCTGCATCCCGGCCACCAGTGCGCCGGATGCGTTAAAGGCCATAGCCTTTGCCAGGACATCCATGTGGGTCTTTCGGTTCATCACCCAGGTGGGCTCTCCGCTCTGGGAATAGGTGGGGTCCGCCACCGCCAGGGCCGCGATCAGCTTCTGGAAGAACTCCACCCCGCTGGAGGCAGATGCATCCAGCTTGATGATATTGCTGGTGTGAAGGTCGGTAAAGGCCCCCTGGTTCTTGCCCCACCACGCAGGAGCCTCCTGGACCGCCAGGCGGGTCATATAGCCCACCGGCATCTTGGAGCCAGTTCCGAACACAATGGCCCAGTCGATTCCCTTGCCAAGGGCCTGGCCCATCATGTCCATGACGTCGCTGGCCAGCGCAAGATTGTCGTCGTCCTCCAGAGTGCTGTTGGGGATTGCCAGGTAGCCGCCTACCTTGTAGCCGTCCATCTCGACCTGCGTGAAGCTGAGCTCCAGCTCATTGAGGCTGTCCACAGCCTCCGTCCACACTGCAGCGGGCACAGTGCCGGCGATATTCTGTCTGGCCTTGCCCTTCAGCGGACGGAAGCGCACCCGGCCGATCAGCTTGGAGTAACGGCCGATATTCTCCCGCAGCAGGTCAAGCATCACTGTGGGGATCCCCAACTCCGCTCCGCTCACGCTGCGGGTCTGGCCCCGCATCTCCCGCAGCCGGGAGAGGAACCCGCTCACGTCCTCCCGGGCGAGGAAGGTGTCTCTCTGCTGGATCGTCAGGCCGAAAAAGCGGGTTCGGGTCTCATTAGTCTCCATGTGGGTCACATCCTTTCTTCTCTCTCCGCCAGACTTCCCCTGGCGGGCCTGCTTGGCGGCGTCCTCCGCTGTACGGATCTCCTCCTCCAGCGCGCCAATGGCGCTCCGGAGCTCATTCTGGTCCTTGGTGTTCTGTGCCCGCTCCTCCTCAAAGGCGTTCACCGCAGCCTCCACGACGGAGCGCTCTTCCTCGGTCTGTGCCGCCTCAATGTCGGCGGCCAGCTCCTCCTCCCGGGCGGCATAGCCCTCCGCAGCACGCTCCAGGGCCCGGAGGGCCGTCTGCTGGTCGGTCAGCTTTTTCCGCAGGAGCAAAACTCTCAATGCCATATCATGTTCCTCCTAATCTCTGTTTCATGGTTTCCCGCCAGGCCTGGGCCTGCCGGTGCTGGATCTCCTCAAGCTGCTGCTTTCGGGCGCTGACCCCCGTGGCCTCATAGGCCGGGAAGGTGCAGACGGTCACCTCATACAGCGGGTCCACCTCCTCGATCTCCCAACGGCAGGCGCCGCCGCCAAGATCCACAAAGGTCTCACGCTTGATCTCAAAACCAAACGAGCACTGGTCAACGTCACCCCGCTGGACGCGGGCGTAAAGGTTCATGGCGTCAACGTCGTCTCGGTTGATTTGGATGCTTCCCCACAGGCCCCGGCTGTCCTCCTTGAGGGACAGCGTCCCGGACTTGGTCCGGCCAAGCACCAAGGTCGTGTCATGGTTGATCAGGGCCCTCACATCCTGACTCAGACATCCGGCAAAGGCCCCCGGCTTGACGATCTCCACAGCCCCTTCCCACAGCTCGTATGGGGAGTCAAAGACTGCAAAATAGCCCTCGATGTACAGCGCGCCTCCCTCCGCCTCCCGGGTCTCAAAGCGCTGGGGCAAGCTTCTGGTCTGCCGTTGCTTCCGTTCGTTCGACATTTCAGTCCTCCTTCAGCTTTTTCTGGTCGCCGATCATACCGGCTGGGATGTAGTTCTCCAGGATCACCCGCTCGTCCAGACCCTTGACCGGGCTCAGGTCCAGCCAGTCCCGGACCTCGTTTCCCGACATGATCCCCCGAATAAACTGATCGTCCCCCACCTTGGCCAACTCTGTCAGGGAGTAGGCATACAGCTTGCGGGAACTGAATTTGAAGTACAGATCCGGAGACAAAAGCAGCTTTCGGGTCAGTTCCTGCTGAATGGCCGTAGCAATAGGAATCACAGTCTTACGTATAAAGTTGTTGTAGGCATCCTGGTCATACTCCCCCACGCCGATCAGAAACGGCGGAGTTCCAATGGCAGCAGCCACAGCCCGCTTGTCCAGCTCCACATTGTCGCTGATGGCCAGATCAGCCAGACTCAGGGGCTTGACCTGGACCACATCCATAAGGTCCGCTGGGATGACCCATGGGTCTCCGGCCCGCTGGCCCTTGATGTACTCATCCACCAGCCTCTGCCGCCCCGCAGGGGAGGAAAACTCATCGGAGATGGCGTCCACCTTGACGATCACAGACGGCTTCCAGTTGTTGGCCAAAAATGCGTTGGTGGTGCTGGCCGACTGCCTCAGATTTTTGAGCACGTCCCTCAGCTGGAGCCGCACGCCGCGGCCCATCCATGGGCGCCGGAGCTCAGGCCGGAGGATAAAATGGAGTACCTGATCCGGGCGAAATGCCTGTCCCTGCCACTGGACCGTATAGCCGCCCGCTCCGTCATCTACGGGAAAGGCTCCCGGCATAGGCACCAGATCGGCCAGATAGCCGTCCTGGGTCAGAGGGAGAACAAAAGCGTTTCCGTCCCCGATGGTCAGCATGGTCTGCACGATCCAGCTGATAAAGCTTTTCCGCGTCCCAAGAGAGTACGGTTTGATGTCCATGAAGCGGCTCAGCTCGCTCCGTTCTCTCACATCCCCCTCCGGCGTGTTGCGCATCAGATAAATGGGGGCTGAGCTGATCACATCGGCAATGGCCCCGACTGCCGCCGCCACGTCCGGGCTGTCCGCCAGGGAGGCGTATCCGTTGGTCTGGATGCTCTCCCATGCTTCTGAGGACAGCAGGCACGCCGCCAGGCTCTGACTCAGATCCGTCCGCAGCCTCGGGGGCCTGCGGGCCGCCCGACGGGTCGGTGTAAGTTGATTCACTGGGGATCACCTTCCTTCGTTTCTTCCTCGAACCAGCCGCTTCCCCGGCTGCGGCCGTCCAGATCCTCCAAATAGGTGCAGGCTGCAAACACCGCACAGTCAAACACATCAATCCGGAGGTTCGGTGCCAGCTTCTCATACATCACCATATCGTCAGCCTTTTCAATGCCCCGGACATTCTGCACGCAGTATTCAAAGGGTTCGGCGTGGCAGTAATAGAGGGTCCCACGCTTGGCGCTGGCCTCCAAATAACGGAAGCCCTCGCTTTTCCGTGTAAACAGCTGGGGCTGATCCTTGATGGGGAATCGCTCCTTCTTCATCTCCAGGTAATACTCACGACAGAACTTCCGGTCGTGTCCGATCCTGCGCATCCGGAAGCCATCTGTCCGGCGTTCCTTGTACCACCGCACCACGTCGCTGTGGTTGAGCACGTTGTCGTTGCACAGATCCAGCCACCCATCATCCTCCCAGCCAAACAGGGGGATCTGATCCTCATGGGCCTTGACGGCAGCCGCCGCCCGCGGGAACCAGCAGTGCGGGATGATGATGTCCACCCCCTTGTAATGACCAAAGAGGCAGGCTGCGGTCAGGTCATGGAGCTTAGACAGGTCCGTACCCCCATACCAGCGGATGGGAAGCCGCCTCAACTCATCCATGCTCCAGTCATACTTTCGATCGCTACGGCGGAACTCCTCAATGTCAAACCAGGCATTCAAGGCCGCGGTGAACACATTCAGGGACTTTTGCAAAAACTCTGTCCGAAGCTGTGGATCATCCCTGGCCTGAGCCGCATCGTTGATCATCTCTTGAGGGCGGATACTGCGTCCCCAGCCGGGGTTGCAGCACTCCAGGACCTCCGGATTGCAGTAGTCCACCTCTCCGCTGTCTGTTCTCGGGGCCGCGGCGATAAAGACAAATACGCTGTCCGCCGCCGCCCCGGTGACCGTTCCGTTGAGGATCTTCCGTCCGTATTCCACACGCCTGGCACAAAAGCCGGTAGCCAGCTTGCCGCCGGAGCTGATCCCAATGACCAGCTTGTTGGTGTATGCCTTGGTGGCATCCTTCAGGACCTGGTACTGGTTGGCGCTCTTGTAGGTGTGCATCTCGTCGGCAATGACTATATTGCAGTTGAAAGAATCCTGCTTGTCAGGGCTGGAGGCCAGGGCGTTGATGGACAGAAACCCATCCTCGCCCACGTCTCCGGTTATAGAGCGCTCCATGTTGTTATTGATGATCCGGAGTCCATTTTCCGGGTCATCGTCCACCGTCACCTTGAGGCGTTTCAGGTTATACCGCAAAAAATCAAAGCCTTCCAGCGCCTGTTTGAGTGCTCCGCCCACCTCATAGACTTTGGAGCCCGATCGGCTCTCATACAGCCCCAGGGCCCAGGCCAGCGCCGCCGCAAAGGTAGTCTTGATATTCTTTCGTGGGATAAAGTCCAGCGCCTCCTTAAAGCGGCGCTCCTGGCTTCCGGCCAGATAAAAGCCCATGATGTTGTACACAATAAACTTGTGATACGGGAGGAGAAGGAAGGGCGTCCCACGAAGGGGCGTCGCGTCCAAGAACTCCCCCTGCTGGTGGCAGATTGTAGTCTCAATGATTGCCAGGATCTCGTTGGCCGGATCCGCTCGGAACTCCCATTTTGGATTATCCAGGTCCCTCAGATACCGCTCGCAGGCCTGCCTGATCTCTGGACATACACACAGCGCTCCGGAGACACAACCCTCCACATAGGCGTCCACCTCAGTCAGATATTCAGAGGCGTGATCCACAGCGTAATCATGCGCCTCCTCCAGCAGTTCCTCCAGCCGACTCCGGCTCCCGGCCATCTCCGCCTCTTTCCGCGCCTGAGCTTTGCGCAGACTGGCCGGCGTCAGACCCAGTTGAGTCCTCAGAGCCAGGACATCCTTGCGCAGCTGGTCCACCACCGCGTAGTGTGGATCCTTGGCGGTATAGGCCGCACCGGTCTTGTTGACCAGCTCCGCCACCATCTGGCCGCCGTTGGCCCGCCATGTCTTTTCCGCCCGTGACAGCTCCCGCTCTGTCTTGGCCAGCTGTCTGATCGTGCCGTCAAAAATCGGGCTGTATATTCCGACAGATTCCATATCCGCCCGAATCATGGCTTCTCGGCCCACGTCGTTCCCTCCTCTCCCGCTGGCTATGCCTCGCCCAGGCGCGTCGTTTGCGGGCGCGTCCCGCCCGCACGGTAATTTCTACGCGCCTGAACCCCCTCCGCCGTTTTTCCCGCCGTCGGAAAGAGTTCCGCCCCCGGTCCCAGGGCCCGGCCTCAGTACGGCTCCGAGGGTGGGGGGGCTATCCTCCGCCGCCATGCCTCGCCCAGTTCCGTCAGCCGCCCGGTCCGCCGGTCGTGCATAGCGTCGTGCCGGTCTCCGGACAGACTGACCAGGTTCCACGGTGCCCATGCGTACTCAGGATACTCCTCCGCCGGCCACACATGATGGACCGTCGTCGCCTCAACCGCTTTTCCATACCTGGCCCACTCCCGGCAGCGGTATCCGTCCCGCCGCAGGATGCACCGGCGCAGTCTGCGCCACCGCTTGCTCTTGTAACCATCCCAGGCCATTTTGTTCCCTCCCTCCCGCTGGCTGTCCGTCCTCTGTCCCCGGGCTATCACCTCCGGGCAAAACAAAAAGACCAGAGCCAACGATCCCACCCACTGGGTAGATCATCAGCTCTGGTCCTCTCGACACTGGCCCTCTGCGATATTCACGATATACCGGCTTTTGCACTGTCGGCAGTACAGCCGCAGCCGGATGGCTTTCATGTCCGGCGGCGCTTCCTGGAGTTTATTCCGGAGACCAGACTCCAGACACTTCGGGCACAGCACATATCCGCCTTTCACTGGGAATATTCTATCAGTTTTTGCTCCACACTTCAAGGGCTTTTCCTCCTTTTCTCCACCATGGACGAATTATTAAGACTGGTTTCAAGGCAAAAAATTATTAGGTGGCGGCCGTTTCCGCTGCCTGGGCTGCGTATAGGTATATTCGGCCTGCTCCCTCACAGGAAACATAAGATAGCGCGCCCCGATGCAGTCCCCGTATCCGTATGGATTGCGCTCGCAGAAGGGCTCGTAGTCCACCGCTCCGTATGGCGGCGTCAGGGTAACGCTGTCGCTTGGGATCTCAATGTACTCGATCTCCGGCCGGCGGAGATTCCGCGAGCACCGCCAGGTCCGCTCTCCGGGCTTGGGCCGGCCAAACTCCCGGGCCTCCTTGGTCATATACTTGGCAAGCTCCCGATAATAGTGGACATCCAGCGGCTCCGCCCGGATATACCCGCCGCCCTGCCACAGACTCCGGATCTCCTCCAGATCATCCACATCCGTGGCATTGATGACCACATGGTGGTGGATCCTCCGGTCCTCCAGGGTCCCGTCCTCCACCAGCCAGTCGTTGGCCCGTTTTTCGTGGTACCCCTCTGTTACATAGATATATTGCAGCTCCGCGCCCCGTTTTTTGCGGGCCGCCCGGAACCTGCGGATAAACCGTGCAAAGTACCGATTGGCCGCGTCCTTGCTCTCCGGCAGGTGGTCATCATCATAGGTATGGGTCAGGACCAAAGCCCGGCGGCCGAAGTTGGCCGCCACCACCAGCTCTAGTTCCCGCCAGGAGCACTTGTCATTGTAAAACTGCTGGGCCGGAGAGGTGGCCTGGCTCCGGGCCGCCCGCCCCTGCCTGCCGGGCGGACGGTCCGGGATCGTCCCAATAACCTCAATGTGGAGCAGTCCGGCCTTGATGTGCTTGATTGCCTTACTCATCTCCGCCCTCCTCCAGCTGGTCCAGGGCCCGGCAGATGGTCCGCCACTGCTCAATGGACAGCTTCTCGGCTCCGGTGAGGACGCCCCGGAGCTTGTCCGCCGTGAGATCTCCGCCGCACCGGCTGGCCACCGCCTCCAGACAGCCCAGGCCGCCCGCCTGACGGTACTGCTGGAGCCGCTCCAGGGTCTCCTTCTTTTCCCTCCACGGGTTTGGCCGTGGCGGCTGAGGCTCCGGCTTGGGCCCCGGGACGCTGTGGGCCCGGAGGATGCCAGCGTCCCGCTGGATCTGCACCCCGCCCAAGCCGGGAAGCTCCTCCACCGCCCAGATGGTCCCGGAGCCCAGGACCAGCACCCCCTGGGCCAGCGACGCCACCACATAGTCCCGGTATGCTGTCAGATCCGCCTCCCCCCTGTCTCCCCGGGGCAGCTGGATCACCAGCACCTGATGTGTCAAATCACCCATGCAAATCTCTGCTGGATCCATGATGACACTCCTCCCTCCTCCATCTCTGCCGGGGCGCCCCCGGTCTCCGTCTCCATGCGGGCCTCCAGGTCCCGCAGTTTAGCCAGCGCACCATACACCCGGGGCGGCAGGGCCGCCAGCTGGTCCCAGCTCACGCCGTGCAGCCCCCAGCTGCCGTCAGCGTCCTGATAGGTCAATCGCGCCATGTTCCAACTCCTCTCTCAGCGCCTCGGCGCTGTCAAAATATTGTGTACTGTACATCCCAGGCCGCCACCGCTCCAGCCGGATCAGGTAGGGCACGGACCAGGCCCGGGTGGCGGGACAGGTGCTCACCCGCACCCGCAGCGCCCCCAGCGTCCGCTCGATCTCCATCTCACCGCAGCGGTGGTGGGCCCGAGCGATGGTCTCCAGGTCCTTGTCTGTCAGAAGATCATTCATCGGCGTCCATCTTCGCCCCGCAGTGGCAGTATGGATAGTGGTCCCACACCGCAGCCCCTATGTTCATCACTGACACTTTCCGCTCACAGACAGAGCACTAGACGCATTGGTCCGGCGGACAGCAACCCACCGCCCGTGCCGTACCGGGGCTACATCGGCGGCAGGCAGGCCAGAAATCACGGCCTCGATCTCATCGGAAGTGTAATTCTCTGTCTTATAAACCACGGTGCATCCGTCTGATCCATCATTCTCCGGGTCTACCGGATAAAATAGGTCAATGGCAGCCTGCCGCTCAATATACTCAGCCATCCTGCTCCTCCCTTTCACAGTAACAGTTCATCAATGGATCATCATGGTCACACATACAGCATGGTTTCCCGTCACCACTGCCTGGTGGGGCATGGATACAGCCTTCACAAACATAATCAGCCATTGCTGTCACCCCTCCTCCGGTGGCTGCTGGAGCCATTCTAAAGCGTGGGCCATTCCATTCCAAATTGCACCGCCACCGGCAGCGCTTCTCCTGTTCTCAACTTCTGCGAGAAATCGAGCCAACTCCTTGTCACTCATGGCCCGGATGCGGTCGGCGTTAGTCATCGGAACAGCACTGCCGCAGATGCCCGGCTTGCACTTGCACATATACTGCGGGGAGCCGCTGTTGCAGCAGTCTCCATCATGCTCAAATTTGCACTTCATCCCTCTGCCTCCTTCAGTGCCGCTTCGGCAGTTCGTTCGGCGTTGTTGTTTCCGCTAAATTCGCCATCTCTTCTCTCAGTTTTGAGTAATCTGGTTTTTTTAGCATATACCCAGCAGCGAACATTTCCAAAAGTTTCTCCGCTGTAAATCCCGTTACAGCATAGAGCCTTGTGTATAGTTCCTCGAGCTCTTGCGCTTGGTTCGCACGCTCGTTTGGCTTGGCGTTGATCGGAGTTTTCGCTAATCCAGAAATTAGCGTATCCCCAATCATGTGCGGAAGCACCACGCACCGCCCCTCCCGGTCGGCCTCCCATAGTTCCTTGATCCGGTTAAAGTCTTTCTCAGTCTCAACCTCAATCGTTGCGAATGGCTCTTTTCTTTCTTCCCACATCTGGGTTTTTTCGTTAAAAATCAAATCCATGTCAGTCCTCCTTCGGCGGCTCCGGCAGAGGCATCCAGTGAGAGACGGCAACATCGTTCCTGTCGCCAAGCCCAACACGGACACTCCATTCCGATCTCTTTGGAGCACACCAACCCATATAAACATCCCACCGCTCATGCCAAAAAGCTACAACAAGGACATTGCCACGATCCTTGGGCAGCCTGTCCTTGACGCTGATCCACGCCCCCCGGTCGGAGGGGTTGGACGTGCCACGTCTCAGCACCTCCGACGCAATCCGGCAGGCCTCGTTGGAGGCCTCAATCACCGCGTCCCCCCCACGGAATCCGCCATAATACTCGATTTCCGCCAGCGCCTTCCGGCGCGTTTCCGGGTCCAGGATGCGGGCCGCTTCTTCATTCGTCATGGTTGTCCTCCCGTTTGAACCTAGTTTTAAAATCCCCCGGCTCGAATAATTCGCACCGCTGGAACTCTGGCCTGCGCACCTCCGGCGCACGCTGCCCGCAGTCTATTATGCAGGGCATTGTGTGATAGTCCTTGGACCGCTGCACTGTGCTGCAATATCCGGCCCCCTGCGGCCACGTCTCGTCCAGCCATCTACACCCATGGCAGTTCATGTTGTTTGGCCCCTTCCATCCTCATCTGTTCCGCCCCGGTCTCCCGGATCTCCACCACCCGCATGTCTCCGTACCGCTCCAGGCACATGGCCAGGTGCTCCTTCACGCCGATGGCCTGACCGGGCGGGGCGTCTACCTGGATCACGATGGTCATCATTACACCGCCACCGCCTTTTCCAGCTCCTCCATGGTCGTGATCGTCCGGTTGCACCACTCCGGCAGGTTCGCCCGTACAAGGGCCGTCGCCATGGGAGGGCATACCGCGTTCCCGCACCGTGCCACCTGCTTTGTTTTCCCGTACTCGTTGCCCAGGTAATCCCGGTCGATGATGTAATCCGGCGGAAAACCCATGGCGTTATAGAGTTCCCGCGGCGTCAGCATCCGCAGAAGAATGTCCGCAATAAAGTAAAGCCCTCTGCCAATCTCCAGCAGCAGGATTTCATCGTCTGCCATCTCATACCCACAATGGCGGTTGAGCAGATCGCGGACTTCCGGCCAGTGCATCAGGTCTTGGCCTCCTACCTCAATCAGCTCTGCCCGGCAGTCTGCAAATTCCCCGGCAGACGCCGTGATCGTGCGCAGTGGCCGACCTGCATCCTGCCCAATGTCTTGCCCTTTGAACTCGACAATATGGGCCGCCGCTACCGCATTGTGGTCAACCGCCGTCACCGTCGGCAGCGGCTCTTGTGCTTCCGCCCCTATCACGCCTCCGTAATACTTGCAGATGTGGGCGCAGACTATCGCCTCCCGGTCGTGGCTCGTTACCGTGTGCATCGGCTTTCTCACATCAATCGGCTGCCCATTCCCGAAATATTCTACAAGCTGCGCCGTGGTCAGCCCGTACCGGTTGGAGGCATCCACTGTCGGCAGCGGCATCCTCAGTCCGTTTGCCCGGACCCGTTCTGTCTGCTCCGTGTGGTACTGAATCAGGTTGGCGGAGGCCATAATCTGCCCGCCCGCCGTGCGGATCGTGCGCACCGGCTCGCTCACGTCGGCTCCCACACTCCCTCCGGTGTTGCTAAATGTGAACGGAGCAAGCAGGGGATCACATAGCCCGCCGGTGTACTTCCGTGTGATAGTGTTGAGTGGTTCACCGTCCGCCCTCGCATGACCGTCCCCTCCGTGATTGCACTCCACGACGAAAGGCCGCCCGCTTCGGATGGTGAACTTGTCCACGCCACGGATAACCCTCCGCATGGTGTTATCCGCCAGTGGCCGGACGGCGTTCACACCATATTTTTCTTTCAGCTCCCGCTTGCTGGCAAATACAGAGTAGCAAGGTGCGCTCCAGTCGATGATCTCCGCCGCGCTTTTCCATGGCAGCAGCCGCCCGTCCCGTACCTCCTCGCTGTCTCTCGGCCCATGCGTCCGTTCCGGCCACACGATAGGCCGCCCGTCGCAGCGGGCAACCAGCACAAAGCGTTTTCTTGTGGTCGGTGCTCCCAGGTCCGCCGCCACGATTTCCCGGTGTTCAACCTGATAACCCAGCTCCAGAAGCTGCCGCTTCCATTTCTGAAAGGTCTGCCCAGCTTTTTTCTTCACCGGTTTCCCTTTCCGTACAGGCCCCCATGTTACGAACTCCTCCACATTTTCCAGGATAATCACCCGCGGGCGGACAGTCCCAGCCCAGCGCAGGACAATCCACGCAAGCCCCCTGATGCCCCGGTCTACCAGTGCCGCACCTTTGGCTTTGGAGAAGTGCTTACAATCCGGCGAGAACCACGCAAGCCCCACCGGGCGGCCCCGGCAAACTTCCCTCGGGTCTACATCCCACACGCTCGCCTGCAGGTGTTCCGTGTACGGGTGGTTGGTGCGGTGCATCAGAATCGCGTCAGGGTCATGGTTGATTGCTATGGCGACAGGACGCCCTGTCGCCAGTTCTATCCCCGTAGACGCCCCTCCGCCGCCGGCGAAGTTGTCCACGATGATTTCATCCAATAGGTTGATCTGTTCTCCGCTCATTTTCGATCTAAGTCCTCCAATCTCCTCGCCCGCCGCTTATACTCCCGCAGCGTACTATCTGACTGGATCCTAGGTCTCCGCATGATCTCCCTATCAGTCATCCCAGCCCGCAGACCAGGCAGGCCAGAGAGCCGGTCTGCACCTTCAGCCGCCTCAGTGCGGCAATCAGATTTTCAATTTTCATTTTGGATCTCCCTCTCCTCGTCCTCCAGGTACAGCGGGCACCGGATCACCGTGTAGGAGGTCATCCCGTGGGCCCGCACCTGTTTTTTGGCTGTCCAGCCGGGGACCGGCTCAAACCGCACCCGGTGCTCTATCTCGTCATACTCGCACCAGGGGCATCCCATGGTCCCCAGGGCCCGGCGGCAGCTCCAGCATAAGGTCATCATAGCGCTCAAAACGGCAGTGCGCCGTCGTCGTCCAGGTCCTGGAGGTCCCCGGCCGGCGGGGGTGGGAGCGTCCCCTCGTCGGCGTTGCCCTCGCTGGGCGGGGCGGCCTTGGCCCCGGCAAAATAGATGCCGTCGGCGATCACCTCGGCGCTGCGGCGCTTGCCGCCATCCTTGTCGGTCCAGTCGCGGATCTGAAGGCGGCCCTCCACCACGGCCATCTGGCCCTTGTGGAAATACTGCTGGACAAATTTTGCCCGGGCCTCCCAGGCCACCACGGGGATCCAGTCGGTGGCCCGCTCGCCGCTGTCCTTGTCCTTAAAGTCCCGGTCCACCGCCAGGGAGAAGGAGGCCACCGGCTTGCCTGCCTGGGTGTACCGCACCTCCGGATCCCGGCCCAGCCGGCCCATGATCGTGATTCTATTCAGCATTCTCATCCCATCCTCTCATCGCCTGCGGCGGCTCTCTTTTTTGCCCGGTATTCCCGCATATAATTCCGGGCTCGTTCCCGCAGTTGCTCCCGGTTGGCTTCCCGGTAGGCCTTCCGCTGTGCGGCCACCTTCTCCCGGTTGGCTTCGTAGTAGGCCTTCTGGTACTCGGCCACCTTCTCCCGGTTGGCTTCGTAGTAGGCCTTCTGGTACTCGGCCACCTTCTCCCGGTTGGCTTCCCG